CTGCACGGGATGAGGACCTTACCGCACATCAGCGTGAGCTGGCGTACGGCAAGTACCGCTTCCGGATCAGGCTCATCGAGCAATCGGCCGGTTCTACGATCAAACACACGTGTCACGAATCCCGAAAGAAATCTTGGGACTAGTGGACCGCTCTCTTTACTGGGAAACTTCACCCAGCCTCGAAAGAGGTCCGTGGAGATCCCACCTTGGTCGAGACTTTTTTCGAAGTCTTTTCCAAAAGCGGGAAGGGATATCGTAAGAAACGATTCCCCCTCATGTGTTGACCGCCTCTGGACGGTCTCCCAATCCAGAGTGGTGTTGATTGCGCAGTCACATCTGGTCCCTAGTTCAACAAGGACCACGTGCCAGAGCTGCAGCAGTTCTTCCTTCATGCCTACTCTCCTAACAGAGGGCTAGTGCGTGACAGGAGACTGTACAATATCCCCAACACCTCAGTCACCGCGGGACCCCTAACGAGGCCCCGCGGTTTGATGCCGTAAGGCCACTGGTGAGCTTGTCAGCTCTCCCCACCAATAATCTTGGTGAGGGTGCCAGCGGTTGCGAGCTTGTCGAGAAGAGCCTTCGTGTTCGTCTCCACCTCAGTGTTGGTAAAACCAACAGTGGGGTGGTCGATCACGATATAGGCACTCATCGTGTACTCGCGAGAGACGCCGTCCAGAAGAGGATCGGCGGCAATCTTACGGAAGTCCAGTCGTGCGTTACGACGGTTTCGCTTGCCATTGGCATGCGAGACCGTCATCTTCGTGTTCCCATCTGCAGTCGAGTAGACTGCAGACGAGGCACCGACGCCGACCCTGGGAAGGGTCTGCGCAACCGAGTTGACTGTGACAGACTGAGGATCAGTGAACATGGTAGAGCTCCAGACTGAACATGATGTTCAATTGTTTGGTTGGTTGTGTCGTCGCCTCATTAGCGACTGCCGGCCCTGGATATGCCAAGAGCGGCTATGATGGCCTTTTGACGCAAAGTAAATGCGTCAGGGTTAAGGCCGAACCCGTAAGGGGTCGCTTTCAGGCGCTGCTTGGAAGTACAGCCCCATCGAGTGGTGATAGTACTGGGAGTCGATATTCCATCGACCATCAGCCTACCACTCCACGTGTTGACGGTTTCGACATGTGTTCGACACATGACATAGCCAAAACGTAGTACCAGGTTGTCCTGGGAGAACGCATGCAAATTTTGGACTAACGAACCAAAATTTGACACCCAGTCAACAGCCCAACTCCACGGCGTGAGCTGATACACGTCTGTGATATCTGGAATGATACCATAGACTTTCTCAAGCTCTAGCATCTTCTGATGCCAGCCCTCCTGCTTCGGGAAGAAGTAGGTATAGCCACCCGC